CTTAGGATTCTGTTTTCGATCCTCTACCGCTGTTGCATCTTTCTCGCTCTCGGTTGGCTCACTCTGATTGTGCGGCTCTGCTGGTGCAGCCTCGCTTGTATCAGCTAACCCAAGCCTCTTGGCGGTGAATTCAGCCATGTTCTCATTAGTAACCAGATTAGCGGCTACTCTTGGTTGCACTTGTGGTGCTTCCTGTACTTCTGACATAGGTTTGATCCTAAGAATTAACCCAGTTGACCCAACTGGTAAGGTTTTGTGGTTTTTACCACGAAATCATGAATCAGTCAATCATTGCGCCATTGGCGGTGCGCCTTGGGGCATCTGACCCTGTGGCACTTGCGGCTGTTGCATTGGTTGTGCTTGCGGCATTAAGGCTTGCGTTAGCGGGTTTGCGCCTTGAGCAATGTCTTGTTCAGCAAACTGTGCATACTGATTCTGTTCAGCATTTCTACGGGCAATTTCTTCATTCAAACGGCTGGTGTCCATGCGGTGCAACAACAGTTGAACAATTGCCTCAATTTCAGTCTTGTTCTGGCTGGTAATGGCACGGGTGTTCTGGTCATTGACCTTAACTTCAGCCATTGTCTCGGTGTTGTGTGCCTTGGCGGTCTGACGCATGAGTTCCCGCTTAGTCTCAGAATCTTGCTTGACTTGCTCAATGTCGGCACGTTGTTGCATTGCCAGTTGCATCGCTGCCATCTGGTTTTGCATATCCTGCACAGTTTTCTTGGCCTGTGCCAATTCCATTTGTACTTGCGGCGGCACATCTGATTTCTCGTCAATCTGCGCCAGCGGATTCATTGCGGCAAGGCGGTCCGCAATCACATCAGCGCCAGGGAAATCCATATTCCTAAACACCAAGTCACCCGCCACATTGAACAATTCAGGCTTTGCCATCAGCGGCATCAATGCATCAACGGCTTGCTGGCGCTTGGTCATAAAGCCTGGCCCTGTGTCCATCACTACGTCATATTCGCCCACAGTCACATCATTTAGCACCGTTTGAACGCCATCATCGGTGGTTTTCTGCTCGTTGATAGTCTCCATGCTCGGCTGACCATCACTGCCAATGATCCGCATTACCCGCTGGGTGTCGTAGATTTTTGGCACTAAATCAAGAATGATCTTGCCCGTGTGCCGAATGGAACGGGTCATGTTGTCGTAAAAGTGGAAGTTAGACAGGTCAACCTGATTTTGCTGACCCGCCAAGGCTTTGCCCGATATATTGCCGCTTGGCAATTGGTTAGGGTCAAGGATACCCAGAACCATCTGCAAATCAGCAGAGATTGCGCCAGCGGCTTCCATGATGCCCATAGGTGGCGGCTCAGGCTGTAGACGCTGCGGCACAGGGGCTGGTGCGCCGTCAATGTCTTTTTGCTTGTAGCGCAGCACAGGGCTTGACTTAATGTTAGCCAGCGCCCATTCGCTTTCATGACCCTCGTCTTGTCCCTCAGCCAGCAGCCATTTAGCCTTAGGTGCAAGGGCAATGCTCTCGGTCATGCTGGTGCGCCAGAAGTTGTACATACGCTGTGGGTCTTTTGCAAACCGCACCAAACCGTATTTCTTGCGCTTATCGTCCACAATGACCTGAGCACCGTAGCAAGGCACAACGGGGATATATTTACCCGCCCATGTCTTCTCCTCAATAATTTCCATTGCGGTCATCTTGACCCATTTAACGGCCTTGCGAAACGATTCCCGTTGGTCAAGCACCGTCAACCCTGCCGCTTCTACCCGTTCAAAGAATGAATTAGAGTCGGCAAAGTGTCTTGAACCGTCACTCAGCAAATACAGCTTGGCTTTTTCACGTTCAATATAGAAGTATTCAGCAAGGCGAATATCCTCTTTGGTTACCCAGCTTGCGGTGTCATCCCCTGTAGACCGTTGGGCAAACGATGCCCCATCATCTGCATTTGGGTACATTTCCCGAAATATCTTTTTGTCCAGCACTGTGGTAATAAGGCAACGCTCGGCATCCGACCCATCAGGCAACACAGAATTCGGGTCAAAGTACACTGTAAACGGGTTGTCGATGGTGTCAATGTAGATTTCTTGGTCAAACGAATCTTCACTGGTGTATCGAGTATTGATGCGCCAGTAGCCCCAACCCATACGCACGGCATAGTCAAAGGCAGTGTCATAGGCGGTGTCGGCATTGGAGTTGACCTCAATGTGACGCATGATGCCCTCAATGACTTGGGCAACCTTGTAATCAGCCAAGTTATTAACAGCTTGTACCTTAAGACGGGGACGCTGCTGGCGCTGCTGGTTGGTGACTTGGCGAATGTAGGCATCAATCTTGTTGATGGTCAGGCACGGCCTAGCTTCTACGTTTCGGCTGTTCTGTATCTCAACAGGCCATTGGTCACCCGCGGCAAACTTAATATCGTTCAGCGCCTCGGCTCGGTTATTACTGTCAGCATCGTTAACTAGCCGCCAAAACTTAATGGCTTCGTTGATGCGTGTGTCGGCACTTGATGTTTGTGCTTGATAGTCAGACATTTTTAGCCCTTTGTACTCATTGGGGGATTATCCCATCCAACTGCCAACATTGGCAATCTGCTCTTGTTTCTTGCGCTTTGCAGGCTCTTTAATCATAAGGGCAATGTACCTAAATGCGTCAGCCCCATGCGAATAATGATCATGTAGCGGTGTTCTGCTGAATTGACCTGTGTCTACGTCTACCTCATATCTGTAGTGGCGCAGGCAAGCTAGGCCATCGGCGGCGTGTTCACGGTCAAACCAGCAGCTTGGGAATATTGTTCTGGCGGCGTTGATTGAGTCCACAATCGGCACTTTAGGCAAGATGCGGGTCTTGTACCCTGCTGCCCTCACAATGTCATCAATTGACCGTCCTGCGGCTGCTAGTGTCTTGTTCTCAGCGTCATGGGGTAGCCAGATGGTGTCGTACACATACCCGTAGGTTTGCATGGTTGCCAAATAGTAGCTGATGGTTTTCTGACTGTCCTCAATGTATCTGATTAGCCTAGTCTCCATCCCCACAAACTGCAAGAACCAGATAGCGGTGCTGTCTGACCAGCCCAAGTCAAATACCGCATGAACTGGCTTGGTTGCGTCATAAGCCACACGGGTGATGCGCCCATCTTTCTCGGCCTGCTGCATTTCCTTGGCAAAGATTGCACCGTCCACTGTCTGGCGGCACAAACCCTCCCAGACTTGGTTATAGGCTTCCTCGTCTCGTTCTTTCAGCGCATCCTTTTCCAGCCGCAGGGTTTCGGGAAACCAAGGGTTATCTGACCAGTTGATCTTGATCTGGATGCAGTCATCAGGGGGTTTTAGCACAAACCGCTGGTAAGTCTCGTCTGTTTCTAACTCGGGGTTAAACGAAATCCATATTTCGCTGGCCTGTTTTCGGATGGTAGGTATTAGGATGTTCCAGCTAAGGCGGCTTGTGGTCTGTGCTTCCTCAACCCATGCAATATCGACACCCTCATAGGATTTGATGTTGGCTACGTTGTTTCTGAGGCCAACAAAGGCAAACTCTGTCCCGTTCTTGGCTCTGATGCTGTTCTGGGTAATCTCATAAAACCCCATTAAGCCAAGGGCTTCGATCTGGTCTGACAGTAGCTTGTGGACTGAATCCTTGATGCTGGTCTGGAACTCTCGGGCGCACAGGATGCGGATTGAGTCTTTCGCCCCTTTGATTAGCAACGCCCTAGCAATCCCCCATGACTTAGCGCCACCCCTGCCGCCATAGGCTACCTTGTAGCGGGACGGTTGGAATAAGCCTTGCAGCTTGATTGGAAACTCAGCGTTGGCAATGGCACTGGCAACATCACTCATTTGGCTTTACAAATGTCACCTGAATGCCTGTGAGCAGTGGCGCACCGTCTGCACCCGTAATTTCCTGTTTTGTGCTTTCCCGATACTTCTTTGGAAACCTTGCAGCCATTGACCTTGACCACAATGTTGAATTCAGCCTATCGCTTTCTTTGTTCTCAACCATGTAAGCAGCGGCTTGTTCTTCCCACCATGCTTGCTCATAAGTCTTAGCATCGTCCAAGGCGTGTAGAAATTCTTCGTGAGCATCTCGCCATAAGTAAATGGTTCTAAGACTTACATTAAGCTGATAACAGATTTGCTCAACAGATTTGCCGATGCGCCCTAAATCCCTGACAGTCTCGCAATATGCGGGGTCATATAGGGTTGGGCGACCTACTGGACGTTTTTCTAGGACGGGAACAATGTCTATCATTTAGCTAAATCCTGTGATTTGTAATAGCCTTGCCGATTAAGGTAAAGCATATCACTTAATGGAGTATCGTAACCATAAGGATTGTTTTGGCTTTTATATTCGCCAGGGAAATAGGCTTGTCTTTCATCTGATGTTAAATTTTGACGTTGTTGAACTTGTCTAGCTTCAACTTCGCCACCTAAACGGCTATACATTTGATTAGGGTTATATGGCGTGGTTTTTTTATCTAATCCATACATTTGCATTAATTGTTCAGCTTGTGTTCTTGAGTCTGTGCCTTTACTATATGCAGGCCAGCTTGCTTGAAATCTAGCTTCTTCATGTGGCAACCAACTACCAATCCCTTTATCGTAATAATCTTGTATTAATTTGTTTTCAGCATTTCTAAACCAATCTGAATTATTGGCAGGAGTCATCCCCATTCTTTCAGCGGTTGCTTCTACTTCTTTACGCCATCCTAGAATATTTCTAGCTTTCTTTGCCGCATCTTGGTGTTGGAAATCAACAGCAGAACCGCCAACCGCCCAATTTTCAGCTTCTTGTATAGGATGCTGTAATTCATGAAGCATTACATCTTTTGCTTGATCTTTGTTTAAACTACCTTTTAATTGAATCCATCCTTTACCCTCTTCTGGAAGAGCACTTGTGCCAGAGGATTTGCTATCTTCTGGATGGAATCTGACTTCAATATCTTTTAATTCTGGATATTTTTTAAAAAGTTCAGGATGTTCAAATACATCCCCAACAGTTACAGGTTCTGCTGTTTTGTCTTTACCTAATTTTGTCATTTGGTTCATTACTGCATCATGAAATGTTTCACCACCTTTAAGACTTGCGGCACTATCTCCAACTTCTTGCCGCCATTGGTTATCATTTGCGCCACGATGCACTTTTAGTTTTTCCCAAATTTCTTTTGGATTCAATCCCTTTTTTTCTAACATTGCCGCTTTGAATGCAATTTCTTTAGCCGCAGGAATAAAAATGCCAGCAGGGTTATAGGCATTAGCAAATGTTTCTGCTGTGTTTTGCAATGCTGCTTGCTGTTCTTGCGTAGCCTGCTGTCCACTTACTGGCGCACCAAATCCTTGGGCGGCTTGCACCATTTGCTGGTTGTAATCCCTTGCTCGATCATTTGCACTACCTAGCATTTGTTGTAAGCTAGTTACAGGATTGCTAACAAAATCAGACCCTCTGCGCTTTGCAGATTCTATGGCGCTGTAAATGTCGGCAAGGGTTGGCATTTACTTCTTTTTCTTGGCTTTGGCTTTTTCAGCCTCACGCTTTACGCTGTATGCAATGGCAACGGCTTGCTTTTGAGGCTTGCCTGCTTCCATCTCCTTGGCAATGTTTTTACTCATTGCCTTGGGAGTCATTGATTTGATCAACGGCATTATTATTGACCGTGAATAATTGCGTAATTGATGATCACTGCTTCAGAATATGAAGTTGAAGCAGTCAAGTTACGCAACGTGATTAAGGCTGAACCTGTGGTCAAGTTGGAAATGTAGGTGGTGTAAGCGCCAGCAGTGCTACCAGTGGTGGTGCTTGAAATACACACAATGATTGTGTCATTGGCTGAAATCAAGCTGTTATTCAGCGTAAATGATGCGACTGCACCACCAGCCAAAGCTGCGGCATTCATTGTGATGCGACCAGCAGACTTGTTCAACGTTACCGCTGTGGATTTGTCTGTTGCCTGAGTTACTGAGCCTTGAGCAGCGGTCGAATAACCGATCTCTTGGGTTGCATAACAAGTGGTGAATTCTGGGTCAGCGTAAGCTACGCCTGTTGCAATTGAGTTTGACATGATGTTCCTTTAACAGTTCCAGTTTTTGAGGGATGCCTTTGCCCTTTCCGCTGGGCCTTTGGCGTTTTTAACTACTCCCTCCATTCTTGCACAAAAACTGGCTTTTCGACCAGCATCTGCTTTAGTTTTGGGGTTGGGGGCAGGCGGTTTGAGATTTGCGTTATTCTTTGCGTTGTATTCAGCACGACCTTTTGCCGTCATTCCAGCACCCTTTTCTGTCGGGTTATAGGTTTTACCCTTACCCGTAGTCTTATGCTCAATAGGCTTGTCGTGCTTTTTCATTTCTTTTTGGCAGTCTTTGCAGATTGCTTGAATGCCTCAGCAGTCGGTGCGCCCTTTGTGCCTGGCGTTCTCATTCGCTCTGGCTTCTTTCCAGCAGCTTTCTCACGCTCGATGCGTTCTTGCTTTGCATGAATGTTGGCGTAAAGCCCTTGTTTTGCCATTTTTAAGCCTCCACAACAGCGCAAATGTCTGCTTCTTGAATGATCTGGTAGTCTTGCCCATCAATGCGGTGAACAGGCCAATTAAGGTAATCCCCGTTCCCGTACTTGATAAAGTCACCAACTTGTGCCTGAGTCACCATCGGGCCTGCTGCCACAATCGTTCCCTCATTAAAAGGCTCTTTGTTGTTGACGTAGATTATGTCCGACAAATTGCGGGTAATCGGCTTTACAACCACCCTGTCACGCAACGGCTTGATCATTTGATCTCCTTGTGTATTTGCGCTTCAGAGGGGCTTCGGTGGTCTGGTCGGTGGTTATGTCGTACACCTTTTTTGTGGCTTTTGCCTCAAATTGACCACACCAATCAGATTCGTGCTTGTTTTGCTGGTGCGGGTACAGGCGGCATACGCCCATAACTTGCTGGTTTCGGAAAAACCGACACCCGCCGCAATTAGAATGTTCATCAGCCATTCAAAACTCCTTTTTTGTTTGGTTAGTAGACCCTGCCGATTCGCCTCGGCAGAGGTTTACGCTTAATCTTGGTAGCACTTGCGGTCATGGACATACGCCACACCGCTGGTTTTACCGCCGTCAAATTTCTTGTCTGCGCCCACAGCATTGGTAGCTGCGTTTGGAATATTCTTTTTGGCGCTGCCTTGTGAGCCAGTGCCGTCAGAAGAAGTTATGCCTTTTGGCATTGGAATGCCATTGCCGTATTTGCCGTTCATATCTTTCATGGGGTTTCTCCTTAGTTGAGGAATCGCAATTTATACAAAGTCGAATTGATCAAATCGGCGATTTCATCAACAAGATTCTGCAATTCTGAGTCTTGAGGCAGTTCTTTTCGTGCTTCTTCGACAAAATCTTTGAGGTTGTCCAAATACTTTACGGGGTCTTTTTCAAGATGAAACTCATCAGGAAACTTTTTAAGCTGTTCATAGCGACCCATATACGCTTCGGCAAATTGATCAACCAATTCAATAATTTGGGCATAATATTCCCCTAGTGCCATGTGCTTGGCAAAGCTGTCAGTAGACCAGTGCATGAAATGCGTAACCGTGCTGCTATGCAGCAAAGTGGCAACAAATTCGGCGACTTCTTCGTTCATGCTTGGACTATATCAAAAAAAGGGGGGTTGCAACACCCCCCTAAGACAACTGCACATCCATTGTAGGCATAGGCACATCAGTAGGCCATGACCCTGCATCACAAAGGGATTGCACCGTTGCTTGATGGGCATCCAGCCATTTTTGCTGGCGTTCTTCCTTGGATAAATTTTTGCCCTGGTCAATCTCGTAATGGCATTTCAAACACAAAGCTGCTACCAGATTGTCATCAGCCTTAACCCCTCGACCCTTGCCACCGCCCCAATTTGTGTGTGCTGCTTGCACCATTTGCCCTGATCCACAGGCTTGGCAGTCAAGCCCCGCCACCAGTTTTAGTAGCTTTTTTGATCGGATGTACTCGTGTTTTTGAAACAATTATTGTCTCCAGTGTTGTAAATCGGTGTTCATTTGCACATTCCAGCCGCCGCCTTCGGGTG